TTGGGTGATGATGAAGAAGAACAACAACCAGAAGGTGAAGAACAACCTCAAGAAGAACCACCACCCGCACCACAACAAACAAATGGTAATGGTTTGGACTATGAAATAGAAGATGAAAAGAAAGAGAAGAAAGAACCAAAAGTAAAACTTTCAAATAAAAAGGAAAAGGTGACTATCAATCCAAAAATGGAATCAAAGGAAATGAAAAGAAAGTCTTTAATCAATGAATTAAGACAGAAACATTTACAAGAAAAAGCTCCACCAGGAAGAGAAGATCAAGTCAAAGCTTTGAAAAGTAAAGTAGGAAAAGATAGTGCTTATGCTATTGCTTGGGCACAACATAATAAACATGGTAAACCAAGCAAAGAAGAAGAAGTTGTTTCTAAAGAAGTTAGAAAAGTTGACTTTGTTGATGGTATTACAGAAGAATTAACAAATAAAGATGGACATACTTTTGTCATTACTCATAGAGACATTAAAGGTAAAGGTCAAGATAAAGTAAGAATGCACGTCCAAGATAAGAGTGGTAAGAAGATTAAAGATTGGGGATCTCATGTTTCATTAGACCAAGCTAGAAAGTTTGCTAAGTCTAGAGGATTTAATGAAATGTCTGGTGACATGGCATATCGTGCAATGGATAAAGCTGAGAAAAAAAGTAGGGGTGAATTGTCTGTTACTGATCCTGCAAAAGCTAAAAGAAAAGCAAGACAAGCACAAAAATTTGCTGATTATTCTATAAAGAAAACACTTAATAAAGAAGAAGTTGAGATTGATGAAAGTGATAAAGCAATGATGATGAAACTCACAACCAAGGCGATGAAAGCGATACCAAATTCACCACAACAGAAAGAGTTAATCAAACAAGTGAATGTCTATCGTGAGAAACTTGGAATGAAACCTATGAGAGAAGATTATTCAGAACTTGAAGAAAGTGCACTTCTACAAATGAAAATGGCAGCAGATGATATTGAAACTTATGCAAAAAAACATGGAGGTATTGATAAAAAAGATATGATGAAAACCGCTACCATGTTGAAGAAAGGTAACAAAAAAGGCGCATTAAAGTTCATCAAAACTTTAGATACAGATCCAAGAGATTATCTTCTGAAAACAATGGGTGAAGAAGAAAATAGAGGCCCAAGAACTGATGCAGAAAAGAAAGCTCACTTAGATAAAATTTTTAAACATATAGATAATGTAAGAAAGAAAAAAGAAGCTAAGTTGGGTTTTAAAATTACTGATGTTACACCAAAGGGATATGGTCCAACTGATGAAGCAAAGGGTGATTCATGTTGGGATGGATATAAAAAAGTTGGAATGAAAAAAAAGGGTGGAAGAATGGTTCCAAATTGTGTTCCAGAAGAAACTAATTTAGAAAGATTGAAAAAAACATTGGCTATACATAAATTTAAAAAAGGTGGTGGTGAAATTGAAAAACAACCAGAAGGTGATGCTTATAATGCAATGAAATGGAGAGGAAAAACACATTCCACTCGTGATGAAGATCAAGAAAATGAAAGAGCCAGAAATGTTATGGCTTATAGAAAAGTATTACGTGCCAGAAAGAAAGCAAAAAAGAAAAAATGAAAACATATAATAGTTTTTTAAAAGAAGCAAAAGATAGAACGGCTGTAATTGTATTTGGTAGATTTAATCCACCAACAATTGGTCATGGAAAATTATTAGAATCTGCGGGAAATATTTCTAAAAGATTTAGAGCAGATTTACACATTTATGGAAGTCAGTCACAAGATCCAAAAAAGAATCCATTAACAAATAAACAAAAGATGGATTTTATGAAAGAGATGTTTCCTAATTTTAAAAATGCAATTAAAGATGATTCTTCCATAAGATCAGCTATAGATGTTGCGGTAAAATTAAATAACAATTATGATCAATTGGTTATGGTTGTAGGGAGTGATAGAGTTGCAGATTTTAAAAAATTATTAGAACAATACAATGGCAAAAAAGCTAAACATGGATTTTATGATTATGATAATATAAAAATTGTTAGTGCTGGTGACAGAGATCCAGATGCAGAAGGTGTAACAGGAATGTCCGCATCTAAAATGAGAAAAGCTGCGGCAGAAAATGATATGGATTCATTTAAAAAAGGTGTTCCCTCTAGTATGTCTGAAAAAACAATTCATAAAATGTTAAGGTCTGTAAGAAAAGGATTGAATTTAAAAGAAGCAGTTTTTGAAAAAGAATGGCCAACAAGACCTGAAAAACTTACTATAAATAAACCAGAAAAAGAATGTGAAATTGAATATTTAAATTATGAAACAGAAAATTTTTCATACATGCCAATTGTTGAAGAGACATTTTCAGAACTTCAAAGTATATCATTGTCTAAAACAAAACATAATGTTTCTATAATTGAAGCGATGAAAGAGACTGATAAACTAATTAATAATATGTTACTTTTTGAAAATGGACATTCTGGATTGGAAAGAGATATTGAATCCTCTGTTAAAAAAATAGATAAACTTTTTGAAGGAATTGAAAATGATTTTGGTGCATCAAAGGGTGATCTTTTTCAAAGATCATATTTATACCATATTTTAGAGTCAATTACTTGGGGTCCACATCCTGGCCAGATGGAAGGTCCTGTTGAATGGGGAACACCAAAAATGGTTCAAAGATATGCGGATGCTACTCCTGGGCAAAATTCTGAAAAGCTTTTATATTCTACATATAAGTATAAAATGCAAAGAGAAGTAACTGGTGAGGCGGATGGTTATGGTACAGTTGAACTTGCACAAGAAGAAGGTCCAGTAGCAAAAGTTAAAAAAGAATATGCTAAAAAATATAGAGATTTAATAACACAACGTAAAATAGCAGTTGGTGGTGCAAGAATTGATCATGCAAATAAAAATCTAAAATCCGCACAAAAATATTCATCAATTAGGATGGGGCAGTAGTATGAAAACAAATTTACAAAATAAAAATGATAGACCAGCTCTTTTAAGAGGAAATACTTGGTCAGGACTATCACCAATTCTTCAAAAAGTTTATATAGATGAAGAAGAAAAAACAAAAAAAGATGAAAAATTTGAAACATCTGTAATAGATGCTTTAAAAAGAATTTCTCAAGGTATTAGTTATGAAGATTGGGTTGAGGGTACTAGTATGGGTCCACAAGTAAAAGCAGAAGTTAAAAGAAGATTAGATATTCAAGACAAACCTGATCAAGCTGAACCTGAAGAAAAAGCTTCTAATGCAAAACATGAAAAAGGTCACATAACAAAAGCGGTATTTGATTCACTTCCAGATGATGAAAGGGGTCAGCATCAGGATGGTTTACGTTCAGCAATGAAATCACATGGTATGCACGATGATGATGAAGAAGAAATGTCTTCACAAGAAGAAATACCACCACAAGAAATGCAAGGTCAACAAGGGGGAGGAGAAGATTTAGATTATGAAATCGGTGATGAAGAGGAAGAAGTTAAAAAAGAACCGAACATGAAACTTTCAAAGAAAAAAGAAAAAGTTACAATAAATCCAAAAATGGAAAGTATTGAATTTAAAAAAACTAGTTCTTCTCTAAAAGATTTAAAGAAAAAAAGAAATCATCTTATTCATCAATTAAAGGATATTGATAAAGAAATACTTAAAAATATTCCTAATAATCCAGAAGATGATTTAGAAGATTATAATAAAAATACAGGATTAAAAGAAAAAGCTCCACCTGGAAGAGAAGATCAAGTTAAGAGTTTAAAAAGTAAAGTTGGTAAAGATGGAGCATATGCAATAGCATGGGCTCAACATAATAAGCACGGAAAACCAAAAAATGAATCAGCGGGCCAAAGATATAAAAGTATGGTTCTTCAAAAAAAGGCATTAATACGTAATGAAGATTTCAATACTTCATATACTAACATAACACAAAGTTCTATGTCTCCTTTGGAAATTTTAAAAACATTAAAAGATAAAGTAGATAGTACAGATCCTACAAAAATGAGAGGTAAATCTTGGTCTGATATGGAGGATGAAAGATATCAACAATTAGCATCAATGGTTAGAAAAGGTAGAAATGTTTTAATGTTTTTAGATACACCAGTAACAGGTGATACATATGGATTAGAAGAGTTTATTTTTGTCATGCGAGATAAAATACCTAAATATGAGAAGATGGGTTACAAAATTGTAGCTGAATAATTAAAGGAGTTTGAAAATGGCTAAGAAAAGCAAAAAATCTAAAGTAAAATCCGAAGAAGTTACTGAAGAAGTAGAAATTTCTCCATCCTCGGCTAAAAAAGCGGATGATGGTAAATGGAGAGAATTGGGTTTTAAATCTTTAGATCATTATAATAAATTTTTAAGTAAAAATTTTTAAGGAGAAAAAAATGGCTTTATGGGGAGCAACAGACCAATCATCAGATAAACCAAAATGGTTGACAACAACTGAAAAGACTGATTGTTTGGGAGCTGACGAAACAGAAACTACAGCATCATCAAAAATTATGCACCAAGGCTGGACAGTTTCAGCTGGTGGAAATGGGAATCCTGATGCTCAAAGAGAGACTTTGGTTTGTGTCAAACTAAGTGGTGATACAGCTGGTGATGATACAGGCCTTGGAGCTTAATAAATAGTAATTTAACAAACATTGAATTTTTAGGAGAATTAAACAATGGCAGATAAAAAAATAACAGAATTATCAGCTATCACTACAGCAGCAGCTAGTGATATTTTGATGGTTGTTGAGGGTCCTGGTACTCAAAATCCAGCAAATAAAAAAATAACATTTGCAGATACACCAGTAATAGCCAAGAGTTATACTTCAGGATCATTACCAACTACAGGAATTTCTACTGGACAAATTGTATTTGTAACGGATGCATCAACACCTGGTTTGGCAGTTTGTACTGATGCAACCAATAATACTTGGGCGATGGTTACAGACGGATCTACGCCTTAGTATAATTAGTTTTTTTAATTTTAATTATGGAGATATATTATGGCAAAGAAAAATGTTTCTATGCAAGAAATGGTGGCCAGAAAAGAAGAGTTGAATAAAACTAGTCAATTACTTTCTGAGAAATTTCAAAATTTACAAAATGAAATTTCAACAACAGAAAAACAAATACATATGGTAAATGGTGCGTTAAATGTTTTGGATTTACTTCTATCAGAAGAAACTGATAATGAAGGAGATGAAAAAACTGCTAACTCATCTTAATTGATGCGTTTTGATAATTTGCATGAAGGTAATATTAATCTTTATTCAATGAAATATTACAATAATCCTCAATGTAATGATGAAAGTGAATATTATGAGGATATGAAAAAAATAACCTATATTAAGAGGTTATTTAATCATTATAGATTAACAAATGAATTGAAAACTAGATTGATATTAAACCATTTGATAGTTTTTACAAATGTTTTTCCTGTAAAAGATGCAGTAAGAATATTATTTTTTAAAATACAAGAGGAATATCATTCTCTTTTAAAAGGATTTTTGTTGAAACTTTCAATGATGCCTGAAACAATTATAGGAATAAATGGAAAAAATATTCATTCCAGTGATATTTTTATTGATCCAATAGTCATTGAAGAATTAAGAAAGTTTTAATGTCAGCAATAGGAACAGGAGTTGATTATTATCTTGCGTATCAATTTATAAAAAAATTAACTACGCCATTTAAAGATACTGAAGCATATAAATTAGGAATCATAGATGAGAAAGGGAAGGTTTTGAAAAAAAGATCTTCTCTTTCCTCTAAAGAAAAAGAGTCCTATAAACTTATGGACACTTTGGTATTTAATATGAAAAAATTATTGGAAAAACTTCCAGGTGGAAAATCCAAAATAGCAAGTCTTGCTGCAGCATTATTTTTATTAAAAGAAGAAAATATAAATGAACATAATTTAGAAGTTCTTTTTATGGAATTTTTAAATTCACAAAAATGTAATAATCTTTTAAAAGAATATAAAGAACCAATAAATAATTTTTTGAAAGAATCTGCACCAGGAACAGTAACCTCTAGTCAAGCTGGTTTGGATAACAATCCACCTGGACCAAGTAAAAGATTTAGAGGAGCAAGAGTATTTAAAGTTCCAACATCAACATTTCTAAGAGCTAGATTGGGTAAAAAGAAATATGCACCTTATCGTAAAATATTAGGTGAAATTGAAAATGGTGAGGAAATAAGACAATATGGATTAAAACATTATAAAGAACCTATAATTTTAGAAGACGAAAGAACTGGAGCCATGTGTTATTTAAGATATGGCAAGAAAGGAATTTAATGTTACCAATGTTAGTACCCATGTTGACAAATGTTATTGGAGGACTTGTTGCTGATGCAGCAACTGATCTTGCTAAAGAACACGTCGAGGACATGGTTAAAAATGTAATTCCACCTGAGGCTATGGATATGGTGGATCAATTAATTAATGCAGATCCTAGTCAACCATGTACAGGAATGATTGACATGATAACTAGAATGGCAGATCCGGATGACATGGAAGTTCCTATGATGCCACCAATGCCTTCAATGGAAAATATGTCAGGAATGTGTAGTGATATGATGGCAGGTGCTTTAGCTGATGAAACTATTCATTGGGCAAATTCAATGATGGATATGGCAGGAACAATGGATGCAGCAATGATGTCAGCTTGTACTGCTATGAATTCAACCATGACAGGTGTAAAAGAAATGACTTTAACTATTAGACATGATTGTGATAGTGATGTTTGGTCTTATGAAGAACATCATCACCCACATGATTAATTAGGAGATAATTATGGCAGGTATTCAAGAAACAAAAGAAGTACTTAATTTTATTTTTTCATTGTCTGAAGCAGTGAATAAATCTATGGAAGATGATGATTTTAGTTGGTCTGATGCGAGATATTTTCTTGAACCACTAAAAGCATTGAAACCCGCATTAAATGAAATAGACCAAGTTATTCCAGAAGTAATGGACTTGGATGAATCTGAATTAGATGAACTAGTTGCTTACGCAAAAGATAAATTCGATTTGGATGATGATGCGGCAGAAGAAAAAGTAGAACGTGTTGTTGATTGCGGTGTAGAACTACTTAAACTTTTCACAGAGTTAAAAAAGCCAGAATAAATAACTTGACAATTTCCTCTTTGGGTTGTATACTTACAGTGTAACTTTTCAAAGAGGAAATAAGTATGAGTCTATTTACTGATCAAAAATATCTTAACATTTTATCTTCACAATTGCCTCTCTTTAAAAAGAAGGGAGATCATTTGTGGAATTTCCGTTGCCCTGTTTGCGGTGACTCGCAAAAAAATAAAACTAAATCTAGAGGATATGTTTATAGAAAACAAAATAATTTGTTTTTTAAATGCCATAATTGTGGTGATGGTAGATCAATATCAAATTTAATTAAATTTTTAAATACTGATCTTCATAAACAATATGTTATGGAAGTTTATAAAGATTCTCAAAATAGATATACACAACCAAAAGAGAAACCTAAATATGAATTCAAGCGACCCACTTTTAAGAAAAAGAAACAAGTAAAATTACCTACCATAAAATCATTATCAAATGATCATTATGCTAAAAAATATATATTAGGGAGAAGACTTCCAGAAAAATTTCATAGTTTAATTTATTATGCAGAAAATTTTTCAGAGTGGGTAAAAATATATGATCATAATTATAAAGGTGATTCTGATCCAAGAATAGTTATTCCATTTTTTGATAAGAGTGGTAATTTAATTGCTGCACAAGGTAGAGCATTTAATAATACTAAATTAAGATACATTACAATTAAGGTTGAAAAAGATTCACAAAAAATTTATGGTCTTGATAGAGTAAATTTGAATAAGCATGTTTATGTTGTTGAGGGCCCGTTTGATTCTATGTTTTTGGATAATTGTATTGCAATGGCTGGTTCAGATATATCAGATCTATCATATGTAAAGGATAAAGTTATTGTATATGATAATGAACCTAGAAATATTGAGATAGTGAAAAAGATGGAAAAAACTATACAAAATCATATACCTCTATGTATTTGGCCATCGGGCTTGAATTACAAAGATATTAATGATATAATAATATCAGGTATAGATAAAGACAAACTTCAATCTATCATTGATGAAAATACTTATACTGGACCAGTAGCAACTTTAAAACTGAATATGTGGAAAAAAATATGAATATATTTTTCTTAGATAAAGATCCTGTTATTGCAGCACAATATCATTGTGATAAACATTGTGTTAAAATGATATTGGAATCTGCACAACTTCTATCTACTGCACATAGAATATTAGATGAAGATGATGCAAATCCTAACTTATATAAAGTGGCTCATAAAAATCATCCAAGTACAATTTGGACTAGATCTTCTGAGGAACACTATATATGGTTATATGAATTGTTTAGGAATTTATCTATTGAGTTTAGCAATAGATATGGTAAGATACATTTGTCATGGAATAAACTAGGATTTATTCTTGACTCTTTACCAAAAAATATTAAAAATAATGGATGGATAGATCCCCCTCAATGTATGCCTGATTACTGCAAACAGTCTGATACTGTTGAAGCATATAGAACATATTACAAGTCAGAAAAAGCAAGTTTCTGTACTTGGAAAACACAACAACCCATATGGTGGAATGAATAGTATAAATCATGAAGGAGTTAATTTTCATTTCTGTACTGGTGAAAGAAAACCCGCAAGACAATTAGTTTTAGATTATCATTATTCTGGTAGGTGTCATAACAATCCAGTTATGGTTGGAAGTCTACATTTAGATGGTGGATTGTTTGGTGATAAAGGTGAGATAGTTGCTGCATGTATATTTGGTTTGTCAAACAATAATACATGGGCAGTTAAAAAAGTTAATGTTATTGAGCTTGTTAGATTAGTTAGGAAAGAAGGTATTAGAGCACCTTTGAGTTGGCTCATATCAAAGACCATCAAAGCATTAAAACAAAAGGGTGGTTATGATATCGCTATATCTTATGCTGATGCAACACAAGAACATCATGGAGGAATCTATCAAGCATGTTCATGGAACTATCATACATACAGAGAACCAGGCGAAGATGGTTTAATTATTGATGGAGAGTTTGTTCCACGCAGAAGTGTTTCAACTAGATTTGGAACTTACTCAAAGGGCAAACTAAGTGAAATGTTTGATGAAGTTAGAGATGATCCTGGTATTCTTGCATTTGCTGGTGAAGTAGAAACAGTTAAAAAAGTTGAATGGAAAGAACATATAGATAAAGGTAAATATTTGTATTGGATTCCATTAAATAAAAAAGGTAAACATATAGCAACTAAGGAATTGAATTTTGAAATGAATCCATACCCCAAACCAAAGGTGAAAAATGATTGAAGAAAAAAAAGTACATGATCATGGATTTGTCAGATTACTTGAAGTAATGGGTGATGATGAAGAAGTGGTTAATGCGGCAAGAATTAGTTATGGTAAAGGCACAAAAAAATTTTCTGAAACTAGAAATTTAATTAGATATTTGATGAGACATAAACATACTTCTCCTTTTGAGATGTGTGAAGTAAAATTTCATTTAAAACTTCCTATATTTGTAATGCGTCAGTTGGTCAGACATAGAACTGCAAATATTAATGAATATTCTGGAAGGTATTCTGAAATGTCAGATGATTTTTATATACCAGAAGATGATTATATTCAAAAACAATCGAAGACAAACAATCAAG